CCTTCGCTTATTTTTCTGCGAAAAAAAGTAAAACCTGATAGCCTCTAACTATGGGCAGACCAGCGACCTCACTTGAGCAGAAGCGCATTACCGGCAATCCAGGGCAGCGCAAATTGCCTGACATCAACGACACCGTGCCCCTACAAGGCGGTTATCGCCAACCTCACCAGCCCCTTGACTGGGCAGGACTGCAACTTTGGGACAGAGTGTTCTCGATGGGTAAGACTTGGATTGCAGAAACTGATGTTGACCTGCTATTGCTTACCTGTAAGCAACTTGATCGTCAGGTACTTCTAGACAGCATCCTTCAAGAAGACCAGAAGGATTTCCATGTGATGCGACAGCTCCTAGAGCTTGAGAAAGAAATAGTCACGAACTTAGGCAAGTTAGGTATGACTGTTGACTCAAGGGCTCGCCTAGGACTAGCTGAAATCAAGGCTCAGTCTGCTTTTGAAAAGTTGATGGCCGAAAGAGCACAATGATTCCTCCAGCGTGGCAAACCCCTGTACCGCAGGAGGCCATAGAAAGAGGCGACGGGGACTTCCTCTGTCGCTTTGCTGATGCTTTTGCCACAATCACTAAGGACTCAGTAGCGGGTCGAGCGGGAACCAAACTGGTTCTCCGAGAATGGCAAAAAGAACTCTTACATCAAGTCTTTGCTAGAGATGAAGACGGTGGATTACGACACCGCATCTCACTTATCGGGATGCCCCGTAAATCAGGCAAGAGCGCCTTGGGTTCCGTCATTGCCTCATTTGCCCTAATGGATGTCAAGACTCAGGGTGCAGAGATTTACTCCGTAGCCGCTGACCGCAATCAGGCTCGCATCGTGTTTGAAGATACCAAGCGCATGATTCAGAACTCAGAGCTCAAAGACCATGTAAAGATTTACCGAGACGCAATTCTGGTTCCAGCTACTAACAATGTGTACCGAGTGCTCTCGGCAGACGCTCCAAGACACGAAGGTCTATCTCCGACCCTAGTTCTCTTCGACGAGCTTCACGCACAGCCTAATCGACAGCTATTCGATGTTATGTCGCTTGCTCAGGGTGCTCGTGGTAAGTCTGCGACAATGATTGCTATTACGACTGCTGGTGTAAAGACCGAAAGTCAGTCAGGCAAGGACACAATCGCCTATGAGCTCTATCAGTACGGTAAAAAGATTGCTAAGGGTGAAGTTGACGACCCCACCTTCTACATGGCATGGTGGGAGGCTCCAGAGGATGCTGATCACCGTCTTGAGAGCACATGGAGAGCTTCCAACCCAGGATTTGACGACATTTGTGCTGCTTCTGACTTTGAATCGGCTGTAAAGCGTACTCCTGAGTCCGAATTCCGCACAAAACGCTGTAATCAGTGGGTTTCATCCCAATCTGCATGGCTTCCGGCAGGCGCATGGGATGAATTAGGCGCTGACATCGAAATTTCACCCGATGAGGACTATGTTTTGGGCTTTGACGGCTCTTACGCCTCTGACAGCACCGCTTTAGTCGTTTGTACCATCCCACAAGGCGATGAATTGCCAAAAGTAGCCCTAATACGCACTTGGGAGAAAAATTTCGGTGTAGATGACGACTCTTGGCGAGTGCCAATGGAAGAAGTCAAGCAAACTATCATTGAATACACCCAGAATTACCCAAAAGTCCGTGAAATTGCCTGTGACCCGTATCGATGGGCTCAAATGATGCAAGATTTAGAGGAATTAGGGCTTCCAATCGTCGAATACAAGACAAACTTGCTCAATTTGATGATTCCAGCCACTCAAAAGGTCTTTGACGCTGTAGTTGAGAAGAAATTAGTGCATGACGGCAACCCAGCACTCTCAAGGCACATAGATAACTGTGTAATCAAGACAGATCACCGAGGACAGCGTGTAACTAAGGAACATGCCAACTCAAAAAAGAAGATTGACAACGCTATCGCTTTCATTATTGCTTACGATAGGGCTACCGTAGGTAGAATAGAAGCAGTAGTGCCACAGGTATTCGTTTAGGCGGTTATGTTAGCGACAATTTTGCAAATTACAGGTGCTGTCCTAGTCACAGTTGGCGTAGGGCTCATGTTCGTACCTGCTGGACTAATCGTCGGAGGCGCTGCTGCAATTCTGTTCGGTGTAGCGATGGAGCGAGTAAATGCTCAATAATCTTTTTGAAAAGCGAGCAATCTCGTTTCAGACAATCTGGGGCTCAGGCGCAGACATTGAGCTTCAGTCGAATTCAGGTGTTTATGTTGACTCACAGACTGCTCTGCAAATCAATGCTGTCTTTTCTGCTGTCTCTCTTATCTCTGACACTATCTCTACCCTGCCTGTAGATGTATTCATCCGCAGAGACGGCGCTCGCTACCCTTTCCGCCCACGCCCGCAATGGGTTGTCCAGCCAGACATCGACACCACTAAAGAAGCCTTCTACGGCTCTGTAATCGTTTCTTTGCTTCTAGACGGTAATGCGTTCATCCGCATCTATTCGAACCCACAGGGCGAGATTGTGAACCTCTCAGTGCTAAACCCGATGGATGTTGAGATCAAGCGCACCGGAATCGGGCGTGTAGGTTTTGTCGTCAAGGGTGAAGACAAGATGCTTACGACTGATGATGTCATCTTCATCCCAGACCTAGTTCGCCCAGGATACCTACGAGGCGTGTCAAGAACTGAAGCACTAAAAGAAAACTTTGGTCTAGCTAAAGCCCTAGAGAACTACGCTGCTAAGTTCTTTGGCTCAGGTTCTCAGACATCAGGCGTAATCGAAGTCCCAGGCTCAGTACCGATTACAGCCGATCAAGCTAAGGCAATGCAAGAAGCCTTTGATTCTCGTCACAAGGGCTGGAGACAGGCACACAAGACCGCTGTGCTATCTGGTGGAGCTGTTTACAAGCCAACCAATGTTCCAAACGACCAAGCTCAGTTCCTAGACTCTCGCAGGATGGCTGTTGAGGATGTCGCTCGTGCATTCAACATTCCTCCTCATCTAATGGGACTTCCTGGCACGACAAGCTACGCATCAGTCGAACAGAACAACCTTGCTTGGGTAACACATTGCCTTCGACCAATCGTGCAGAAGATTGAGGGCGCTATGAGCCCACTCATGAATCGCTATCCAGGCGGAGAGAACGCCTTTATTCGTTTCAACCTTGATGGGCTACTTCGTGCTGACATCAACTCACGCATGACAGCCTTCTCTACGGGACTACAGTCGGGCTTCCTGACCATAAACGATGTTCGTCGCATAGAAGACCTTCCTCCGATTGCCGACCCCTCAGCAGACACCGTACGAGTCCCTCTAGCGAATGTGAATGTAGAAGCCGCTGACCTATCTGCTCAGACCGAGCGTGTAGACATGGCACAGCGCTTGATTCAGGTAGGTTTTGACCCTGCAAGCGTTCTAGAGAAGCTTGGACTACCTGCAATGACTCACACAGGTGTTCCATCAGTACAGCTACAGCCAGTACAGCCCCCACAGGTAGAGTATCCGAGCTAATGCTTGAGCAAAATGTGTATACAGTTGGTACGGCAACCACAACGGTTGTAGCACCAACAGTTGACTCTGCTCGTTATGTTCTAAAGAATCTGCAGCCATCACCTTTCATGGGTGACTTGGCTCGCAAAGGCCACATCTACTCTGTAGGCCGATACTTTCCTATTGCTAACAACGGAACTGCAATCTTTTCGTTTACGACAGGTGATTCAGGAGCGCAGTTTGAGAACTGGGAGTTCAACAGTTCAACATCTAGCGTTCTAGCATCGCTAATCGAAGGCGCAACGATTACAACGACTGGCTCTGCTATACCTGCCTATAACCTGAATCGCAATGACTCAGACGCACACGCAGCAGTTCTAATTGGCGCATCTGCTTTGACAGGTGGAACGACAGTCATCTCTCAGTATGTAGGTGCTTCTAATCAGGCAGTTGGCGGTTCAAGTCAGAACATTCCAGTAACCCTAGAGCCAAATACTCAGTACGGCTTCAAGTTTGTAGATGTCGGCGGTAATGGAACTAATGTTCACATTCAGCTAGATTGGGCCGAGCAATACAACGGCTACAACGACATTTGGCTAGGCACTAAGGATGACTCATACATCCTGCATGGCGGAGAAGAGATTTCAATGTATCTACGACCATACGAAATTATCAATGCAACCGCAGGGTCAGAAGGTTGCAGACTAGCAGTAATGAGGCAAGACTGATGCCATACTTCATCACAGATAAATCACCAGATTGCTCAGGTTGGGCAACTGTAAAAGACAATGGCGATGTCTTAGGATGTCACACGACCAAACAAGGCGCTATCGACCAGATGGTCGCTATTTCACTATCAGAAGGGATAGAACCAGGTGGCACTTATACCCCACAAGAGCGGAATTCCGACAACTACGAATCCAGAGCCGCCCAAGGCACAGTTGAAGTCGGAGACTATGTCGTCTTCAAAGACCGAAAGCAAACCAAGTACGGCGAAGTCCAAGAGCTCGTCGAAGCCGGTAGCATCGCAGTCCCAGGTAGCGGAATCCACCTCAACGGATCAGTCCTAGACCCTGCATTACTAATTCAGGTTTACGAAGAGACTATGGATGGTTGGGTTGAGACGGGTGAGTTTGTTGCAAAACATGTTTCGTCAGTTCAGAAGATTGAGCGTCTAACTCCACCATCAGAAGAAATGGAACCTGACACCTATCCCGAGCCAGACCCATCTGATCAAAGAGCAGTCAACCTAACTCCACCAGCCTACATGCGAGCAGCAGCCCGTCAGGGTTTGCGCTATTACGAAGAAGGCAAGGGCGGAGATGGACTGGTTGACGCAACTATCCGTGAAGCTAGGGCAATGGCGCAGGGCAATGTCACGGCTGACAAGTGGGTTAGGATTCGGGCTTGGATTGCTCGTCATCTTGTGGATTTGGATTCGCCCTCCGCTAGACCTGATTCCGCTGATTATCCTAGTGCTGGCGTAGTTGCTCACTTGCTTTGGGGTTCTGGCCCATCAAAGCGAGCAGCACAACGAGCTCTTGCCCATGCAGAGGGCGTAGTTGCTAGAATTGAAGCTGAGAATGAAGGCAGAGCGAAAGGCGAAGCATTGTCAAAGATTGAGACTCGTGTAAATCACACGCAGTTTGAGGTCAGAGAAGAAGGCGAAGGGATGCGCTTCAGCGGTTATGCTGCCGTATTCAACTCTCCATCAGAGCCTCTACCATTCACCGAGCGAATTGCTCCAGGAGCTTTCCGCAAGTCACTCCGTGCTCGCAACGACATCAAGTTCCTCTGGAACCACGACACAGGCGAAATCCTAGGTTCTACTCGTGCAGGAACTCTGACCTTATCTGAGGACTCTCACGGACTAAAGGTCGACGGTCTATTGCCTAACACTTCTCGTGGTCGTGATGTTGCAGAACTACTACGCCGAGGTGACATTGACTCAATGAGCTTTGGCTTCTCTGTTCCACAGGGCGGAGACTCATGGAGCACAGACGGTGCAGAGCGCACTCTAAACTCAGTCAGACTTCATGAGGTCAGTTTGGTTGCCTTCCCTGCCTATAGCTCAACCGCAGGTACTGTAAGCGTTCGTGGTTTGGACAAGGTAGCTCAGCGCTCAGGAATCGATGCAGACGCTTTGGCAGATGCAATGATCAAGCTAGAACAGGGCGACGACCTAACTGCCGACGAGGGCAGACTTATTACTCAGGCTGTAGACTCTCTAGTTCCAGCAGTTGAGGAAGTACAGGCGGAGCCTGATACGAGCGAGGCTATGCTAGAGCTCAAAAAGAAGAAGCTACAACTACTCATGGACAGGATCTAAAGTGGCAACAAGAGATGACATCAAAAAGGCAATCTTGACGGTTGCCGGTAACCCTGAGTCGGGCGTTATCGCAGAATACGCTGACCGATTCGCAGACGCAATCGTTGGTCTGGATGCTCCAGTACCCTTCAAGTCAGATGCTAAAGATGCAGATGGCGACGGCGTAGTCCAAGAGGGTACACCTTTCGAAAGACCAGCTAAGGAAACCCGTGTAACCAAGCCAGAGGCTACTCGCTAGTACCTGCCAAGCAACGGGAATCGCCCCACCAGCTATCTTTCTCTGGTGGGGTTTTCCTTTACCTGAAACCGCTTGTCCAAGTTCTTGTAAAATTTACATAACGGATGTGAGTCAGCTCTGCCGTATTCAGTTGTGCGTCAACGCCGCTGGTTATCCGAAACTAATAATAAGGAGACTAAATGTCTGAGTTCATCAAGGCTCAGCAGGAACTCCGTGCTAACCTGACCATGCAGATTCGTGATGTAATCGAATCAGCAGAAGCAGAGAAGCGTGGGCTTGACCTAGCTGAACTACAAAAAATCGACGCTATCGAGGTCGACATTCGTCGTGCTGACGAGGCAATCGCTGTAGCAACCCGCAACGAAGAGCGCAAGCTAGAGGCATCTGTAGCTGCTCAGGGCTTCATCCCATCGGTAGAGGAGCGTTCTGCTTCCGCTATCCTTCGTGAGATTGCTAACACTCGTGGTGCACACACTTTCGAGAAGCGTACTCTAACCCCTTCTACCAACACCGTTCCTAAGTCGTTCTACGACCAGGTATTCGATGTTGCTCGTTTGGTTGGCCCAATGCTAGATGTCGGTGAGAGAATCAACACCGCTTCTGGTGAGGACATCACCATCCCAACCCTAACTGCATACAGCACCGCTGCTCTAGTAGCTGCTGCTGGAACCGTAGCTGACTCTGAGCCTACCTACAGCTCTATCACCCTAGGAGCCTACAAGTACGGTCTGCTCATCCCAGTAGCCGCAGAACTAGTAAGCGATGCAGGATTCGACATCTCTGCTCACCTAGCTGAGCAGGCTGGTAACGGTCTAGGTTACGCAATCAACGCTGCACTAACTACTGGTGACGGATCAAGCAAGCCTAACGGTGTTGTAACCGCTGCTGGCTCTGGTGTAACTGGTGGAACTGGTGTTACTGGTGGCTTCACCGCTGACAACCTAATCGACCTTCAGTACTCGCTTGACGGTGCTGCTCGTCGTCTACCAGGTGTTGCTTACATGGCTGCTGGTGCAACCATCGGTGCAATGCGCAAGTTAAAGGATGACGCTGGCAACTTCCTATACCAGGTGGGCGTTGGAACCCCTGACACCTTTGCTGGCTACTCTGTAATCGAGAACCCTGGAATGGCAGCTATCGGTACTGCTGCTAAGTCTGTACTCTTCGGCCACCTACCTTCTTACAAGGTTCGTGTTGCTGGTGGTCTACAGGTTGCAACCTCTACCGACTACGCATTCAACACTGACACCATCACCTACCGTGTGATGATGCGTGTTGACGGTGACTTGACTCACGCAAGTCACATCAAGTACTTCGTTGGTGGCGCAAGCTAATCTAGCGAAATAAGCTGAGGGGCTGTCCGTTGTAGGTTGCGGGCAGCTCCTCTTTTTATTTGCTATGGTTATTGCATGACCTACGAAAACCTGCAAGGTGCTGTCGCACTAGCTTCAAACACCCCTGGGATGCCTACGGGGTACGGAAATCAAGGCAAGCTTCTTGTAGAAAGAATGCTCCGTCACGGGCTCAAAGTAGCCGCACTATCTAATTACGGGCTAGAAGGCGTAAAGTCAACGCTCAAAATCGGTGATACGGAAATCCCACATTACCCAAGAGGATTGACACCTTATTCAACCGATGTCATGCCAGTTTGGACTAAAGAGTTTGCACAGCAACATCCTGACCTAAAGACAGTTCTATTCACTCTCTACGATGTATGGGTTTACAACAACCTCAAGTATGATGACCAAATTGTTTCATGGGTTCCTCTAGATCACATCACACTCCCGCCAGGAGTCCGTGAATTTCTAGTGCGTGAGAATGTAACGCCAATCACTATGTCGCCACATGGTCAGCGACAGTTGGAACAAATGGGAATTCAGTCAACATACATTCCTCACGGCATTGATACAAAGGTCTACAAACCAACAGATAAGTTTGATGGCATCCCAACCCGTGAGTACATGGGAATCCCAGAAGATGCGTTCTTAGTCGGCATGGTTGCAGCTAACAAGGCTAATGGTCAGATTCATCGTAAGGCGTTTGCAGAGAACCTACTAGCTTTTGCCATTCACCAGAAGAAGTATCCAGACAGCTATCTATACATACACTCTGAGCCATCTAAGGCATACAACGGCTTCGCTCTTGATGTGCTGATAAAGATGTCAGGTATCCCTAAAGAGCATGTTCTATTTCCTGACCCATACACCCTGCGACAGGGCTTTACAGAAGAGCAGATGGCTGCTTTCTATTCAGCTTTTGATGTTCTGCTAAGCACCTCATACGGCGAAGGCTTTGGCATCCCGACGGTAGAGGCTCAGGCTTGTGGCACACGAGTTATCACTAGCAATTTTGCTGCATCACAGGACTTGGCTTCAGAAGATAGCTGGAAGGTAGACGGGCAGGCGTTCTGGGATGAGGCTCAGGGTTCCTACTTCATGATTCCATCCGTAAACGGCATCGTAAAGGCTCTCAGCGACTCCTACAACGCCGAACGAGGCGAGTCTAAGATTGCCAGAGAGTTCGCCTCTCAATTCGATGTAGAGACCGTCTGGAACTGGCGCTGGATGCCATTTCTACGAGGGCTATTCAAGTGATTCCGGTGCTAGGGTTTGCGACCCTATCTCGCTTTGACATGGCACAACGATTGATAGATTCAATCGATCATCCTGTCGAGCATTTAGTTATTGTTGATAACTCAGGCAAGAAAGAATTTGAGCCAAAGGTAAATCCAGAACTTGTAAAAAATCTATGGTTATTACAAGTTCCGCATGGGCTAGGTGCTAATGGCGCATGGAACCTGATTATCAAGTCAACGCCTCACGCTAAGTACTGGGTAATCCCAAATGATGATTCATGGTTCGAACCTGGGGCGCTAGAGATAATCTCAAAGAATGTAGACCCACAGGCATTCAACTTTGTCGATGTGAATCCCAAGTGGTCATGCGTAGTACCTGGCGAAGGTGCAGTACTAAAAGCAGGGCTTTGGGATGAAGCATTCCACCCTATCTATTATGACGATGACGACTATGAGTGGCGTATGCAGGAACTTGGTGTGCCATTCAAGTACCTAAACGCAAAGGTGCATCATGACAACTCCTCAACGCTCAAATCTGGTTACAACGAACGCAATACCCTTACTTTTGATAGGAATCGTTCGCTATTTACAAGCAAAAGGGTGGCTCACGACCTTACCGAAAGAGGCTGGTCACTCAAAGTCAGAAGGGACAACAGATGGGACTAAGAGTAGTAACGGCGGGAACCTTCGACACCCCTCATTTGGGGCATGTGCTTTTTCTTCAGCGCTGTGCGGAGATTGGCAGTGTTACCGTTGTGCTGAATACCGATGAGTTTATTGAGCGCTACAAGGGTAAGAAGCCAGTTATGTCTTACGACGAACGAGCTGGCGTATTACGAGAGTTTCGTTGCGTAGATAAAGTCATACATAACTGGGGCGAAGAAAACTGCGCTGATGTTGTTGATGAGTTAGACCCAGATGTTCTAATCATTGGCTCTGACTGGGCTAGAAAAGACTATTACAAGCAGATGGGCTTTACTCAGGACTGGTTAGACGAGCGTGGCATTTCCCTTATGTATGTTCCATACACTAAAGGCATTAGCTCAACGGCAATCAAAGAGCGTATCCGTAAAGGGTAGAATAGTTACATGGCGATTACACAAGGCTATTGCACACTTCAGCAGATCAAAGACAGCTTACGAATCACGGATAATGTCGATGACACCCTGCTGGAGCTTGCTGTAGAGACTGCATCACGCCAAATCGACGACTACTGCGAGCGTGTGTTCTACACAACCGCTGCTACCCGCTACTTCGTGCCTAGAGACTCTTATGTGTGCGAGACCGATGACATCGTGTCTATCACAACCCTAAAGAGCTCCTCTGCTGCTGACGGTACTTACGATGTCACTTGGACAACCTCTGACTATCAGACCGAGCCTGTAAACGGCATTGCCGGAGGCATCACTTCCCCTATAACTCAGCTTCGTGCTGTAGGCGACTACTTGTTCCCTAGGTCAGGCGAAGAGGTAACTGTGCAGGTTGTAGGAACCTTTGGCTGGTCTGCTGTGCCTACTGCAATCAAGTATGCAACTATTCTTCTAAGCTCTCGCTTGTTCAAGCGCATGGACTCACCTCTAGGAGTGGCTGGCATCGGTGACATCGGCGTTATCCGTGTCAGTCGCATTGACCCTGACATCGACGCTCTTATCTCGCCATTCAAGAAAATGAGGATGGCTTAGTGACTAGCATTGCTGACATCCGAGCTGGTCTCGTAACTAATCTTGCGACTATCAGCGGATTGCGCACTTCTGCTGAGCTAATCGACAACCCTTCTCCGCCTATAGCCCTAGTTAGCCTTGATAGCATTGACTACGACCTGGCGATGCAACAGGGTCTTACTCAGTACAACTTTTTGATTACCGTAATCGTCGGGCGTGCAGCCGAACGAGAGCAACAAAGAAAGCTTGATCTCTACTGCGAGAATGAGGGAGAATACTCCGTCAAGAGTGCGGTAGAATCTAATAGAACTCTTTCGGGCGTTGTTTATGACCTTCGGGTAATAAGCACAGGTTCGATTGGGTCAATACAAATAAATGATCAGACCTACTTGGCGGCTGAATTCACAGTCACCGTCTATGCATAAGGAGATAAATTGGGTAAGTTCGTAGCCACCGGTACTAAGGTGACTCTAAACGGAACAGACATCTCCAGCTCATGTGCCCGTGCAGAGCTGGTGATCAACGCCGCTGAGGTAGATGTAACAGACTTCGGCTCAGCAGGCTGGACAGAGGTCATTGGTGGCCTAAAGTCCGGTCAGGTATCGCTTGACTTCCACAGCGACTTTGGAGTTGGTGGCGTTTCTGCTACTTTCCAAGACCTTGTTGGAACTATCGGTACTGTAACCATCGTTGCTGCTAACGGAACTGCTGCTTCGGCAACTACGCCGCTTTATAGCGCAACCGTGCTTGTAAATTCTTTCACCCCTGTCGCAGGGGCCGTGGGCGATTTGAGCACCTTTAGCGTTACTTTTCCGACCACCGGTGAAGTAACATACGCAACCGCATAAGGATAGAAAATGAAAATCAACCTACAAATCACTTTCGAAGACGGTACTACTAAGTCAGTAACATGCAATGCTGCTGACCTAGTAGCCTTCGAAGATAAGTTCAATGTTTCTATTTCTGCACTCGGAGCCGAGACTAAGTTGAGCCACCTGCTCTTCCTAGCTTGGCACTCCGAGAAGCGAACTGGTGGAACCAAGGATCAGTTCGACAAGTGGCTAGAGTCCGTAGCTTCGGTTGGGGATTCAGGCAACGACCCAAAATAAAGGGCTTGGGGGATTCCTCCGCTCACTGGTTTATCGCAGGATTAGCCGTTGAGACTGGGATTGCTCCAAGTGTCCTTATGCAAGAGTCTCCGAGAATGCTCTGGACTATGCAAAGGTGGTTAGTCGCTAAGACGCTTCCACGAAACTAGAAGACCGCTCCGCAAGGGGCGGTTTTTCTTTTGGCGGTAAACTTATACAAGACGATTGGCGGTTACATTGGCGATTACACCTAACATTGAGGCTGGTATTCAGTCAGGTGCATTCGGCTCAGCTAACACCGTCAGACTTGAAATTACAAACTGGGCTCAAGTAATGAAAGAGCTTCAGAAGCTAGACAAGAAGTATGTCTCAGCTTTAAGAAAAGACTTCAAGGGCATCGCTAAGCCTGTACAGACACGAATTCGTAAGGCTATCCCTAGCAAAGCAAAGCCTCCGCTAAGTGGAATGCGTCAGGTGCACTTTGGTCGCCTTGCATGGGGATCAACCTTTGGTAATGGTGCTAAGCCATCAAAGTCCGTAGTCATTCAAACCCCTAATACACGCTCTCGTAAGTTCAGAGGCGTTGAGCAGATACCTATTGTTAGACTTCAAGTGCAGTCGCCAGCTACAGTCCTATACGACATGGCAGGGCGTGTAAACGGCGTAAAGGGCAGAAAAGGTTACACCCCTTGGTATGACTACATGTACACACTTCCAGGCGGTACTAAGTTCCCTGGCAAGCGTCGTCACAAGGTCAACCCTACAAACTTCCTAACGAAACTTGCTCGCTCGACTGGATACCAGAAAGCAAAGGCTTCTCGTATTGTTTGGCCTTCAGCAGAGAAGGCTATGCCAGAAGCAACAAAGCAAATGGACATGAGGATTACGCAAGTGAACATGGAACTAAACAGAAGGCTGAGGACTGAATAATGGCAGGTAAAGTCAATGTTCCTATTTCCGTTGCAATACAGGGAATTGCCAAGACTCAGGCACAACTATCTCAGCTAGGCAAAGGCGTAAGCTCCGTAGGTAAGACTGCTGGTCTTGCTGCTGCTGGTTTTGCTCTGTTTGCAGGTGCGGTCAAGAGTGCTGACTTTGCTGTTCAAGCAATCGCAGGTGCTCGTGACCTAGAGCGCAACATGGCAGGTCTGAAGACCGTCTTTGATGAAGTAACGCCTCAGATGAAGACCTTTAGCGCTAATGCTGTGCAAATGGGTCTGTCGCTCAACGAAGCTTCTAAATCATCTACCTTCATCGGATCTGTTCTAAAGCAGTCTGGGTTTGACATTCAGCAAACTGCTGACTTGACAGAGCGCCTAGTAGGTCTAGCAACTGACCTATCAATTACCTACGGCTACGATGTGCAAGAAGCCCTCTTGGGTATGACTGCCTTGTTCCGTGGTGAATACGACCCGATTGAGAAGTTCGGTGTTGCTATGAAGCAATCCGAAATCAACTCTGAACTTGCTGCACGAGGACTTGACGGACTTACCGGAGCTGCACGACGCTTTGAAGAACAGCAGATTCGTGTTGACCTATTGTTCCAGCGCTCTGCTGATGCTCAAGGAGCCTTCCAGCGTCAATCTGGAACCCTTGCAACCGAACAGCTAAAGCTTGCTGCTTCCTTCGCTAACATGCGTGACACGGTAGCTGTAAATCTGCTTCCTGTCATGGCATCGCTAATGGAGTCTTTGCGTGAAACTATTGAGGTAGTTGGCCCTGAACTAAAGCGAGCTTTTGACATCTCTGCTCCTGTTCTACAGCGCTTTGCAGATGACATCGGCCCTATCGCAGAAGATCTAGCTATTGCCTTCGTAGAAGCGCTCAAAGAGCTGATTCGCTTTATTAGATACATTCAGGACAACTGGAACTGGATTTCAGTCCTTGCCACTACTGCGGGTACTGCTGCTGTATCAATCGGACTTATGACGGCTGCTCTAGGGGCTGCTAAGGCGGCTCAAGAAGCCTTCAATGTCGTTGTAAATAGAAACCCTTATGTTCTTGCTGCAACTGCCCTTATTGCTATGGCAGGCGGTATGCAAGCCGTTACCTCTCAAGTTGAGGAAACAGAGCCATACCTAGAACAGCTTCATGGTACTGCTAACTCTATTGCTAATGACTTTGACAAGAAGTTCACCCCAGGTGCGTATGCTGCTGCTGCTGAAACCTACCGTTTCGGTAAGTACATGGAGTTCCTGCGAGGCAGAATCCTTGAAGTACAGAAGACTTACACAAACACAACGAACCTAGAGGGCATTCTCAAGGCTTCTAACCTCACTATGGCTGACTTCAAGCCTATTGAACCTGAAATAGCCGACTCAGTATCTACTGGTGGTACTCAAAAGATTACCGATTATGTCGGTGACTTCATGGGCAAGATTGCCGAAGAGGTCAAGAAACAACGAGCTCGTCTACAGCTTGAGACGATGGGTGCTCCTGAAGGTCTCATTGATCAGATTCTCAGCTCTGAAGGCTGGATGAAGATTTGGCTTCAAATCAAGCAAGGTGTCATTTCTCTGGCCGATTTGGAGAAGCAGTACTACAAGACCGCTGCTGGCGCTAAGGAACTAGAAGATGCACAAGAGGCTGCTAAGCAGGCATGGATTGAATACGACGCTGCTGTAGCTGCTGTCGAAGAAAGCTTAGCTAAAGAACTAGCTTCTATCGCAGAGCACTTTGACGATGTAAGACTCAGCTTCAGCGACATGATTGCTGAATTTAGCGTTCTAAACACTATTGAGCGTGAGATTGGGCAGTTTGAAGGCGCTGTAGCAGACTACGCAGATTCTATTCGTGATTCTCTGAAGCAAGCTTTCCGTGCCGGTGACTTGCTTGAAGCTGGCTATAAACAGCTACAGGCATACGCCGACAAAGAGCTCGCTCTACTTGCAGAGATTCAGCGCAAGCGTGATGAACTTGCAACGAAGTACAGCCTCAGCGAGAGCTTGATAAAGGAATACCGTTCTGCCTTTACCTCTGTTCTAAACCTAACAACGCTATTCGGGAACCTGTCTGAAGAAGCACAGACTCGTACAGTTAACGAAGTGTCAAAGGGCGTAGTACAGCTAGGAAGCGATTTGCGGGCATTCAATGTCACAGTGACTCGTTCCTATGAGGAAACCCTAGATAGCGTCTCTAGCAAGTCTCAGGGGCTTTTAGATGGCTTTAGGGAGATGGCTGACAAGGCTCGTGCGTTCGCAGACAACCTTCGTAAGCTTCGTGACCTGGGTCTTGACCCTATGCTGTTCAATCAGCTTGTCGAGGCGGGTGTAGAAGCAGGCGGTGAGACAGCTCAGGCGCTTGTTGATGGCGGATCTGCAACGATTAGCGAAATCAACGCTCTATTCCAAGAGATTGACGCTGTAGGTGCTCAATTAGGTTTCGATGTCTCCGAGACCTACTATGACTCAGGTCAGGCTCTAATTGACGCTCTATTGGCTGGTATGCGCTCTCAGCAGGCTGTCCTAGAGCAACAGGCTAAGGACTTCGCAAAGAGCTTCAACGACGCATTCCAGGCGAACCTAGACATTGCTACGGGCGCTGCTCAAACCGCACAGGAGGAAGTGGCTAGACAAGCTGCCAAGCAAGAAATTGCAGCTATTCCTGTACCGACAGTTCCAAAGCCTGTTGACCAAGCAGCGCTTAATCAGCTTGATGCCCTTATCAAGAAAGCAGGAAGCTACGCAACTAACATCAGCGATGCTACAAAAGCTGCGGGTGCGCTAGTAAAACAGGACATCTATCAGCAGTTGCGTGACACAGTTGCAGCTGGTGGAACAGTTGACTTGTCTGGTATTAGCTCAGGCATGAGTTCTGCTGACCTAGCTCAGGCTGCTGCGAAGGCTTCTGGAGGCTCCGTGACCTACAATGTCAATGTGACCGCAGATACCCGTCTAAGTGGTGCAAAGGCTGGTGAGGCTGTCGTACAGGCTCTAAGCACCTTCCAGAACGCTAACGGAACATTTACAAGCTACCTAACCTAGGAAATCATGGCATTACCTGTACAAAAAGTTGAGCTAGGTTTCGACCTAACATTCTCTGGTAGCCCAGACCTATTCACGCTGAATGATGCGGTAAAGGGTCAGCTTGACGGATCCTATGGACTAGGTGGCTTGCAATTTGTTGATGTTACTTCTCGTGTACGCACAATCAACATTCAACGAGGTCGTTCGACTCAATTCAGCACATTCCCTGCCGGACAAGCTTCTATCGAGCTAAACAACCACGACAGAGCCTTTGACCCGCTCTACACGGGCTCTCCGTACGCTGGCAACATTATTCCCCGTAGACAGATTCGTGTGACTTCTGGGGGCATCGTACAGTTCAGCGGATGGATTGACGACTGGAACCTAAGCTACTTGCCTAACGGCGACTCTGTAGTTTCGGCTGTTGCAACTGACGCAACATCAATCATTTCTCAGACGACGCTATCTGCTCAGACTCCTGACAGCGAGTACACAGGCGCTCGAATCAATGCCATCCTAGATACCGCAGATGTCAACTGGTCAACAGAGCTTCGTGACATTGACACAGGCGAGCAGTTACTTGGCACACAAGCTATTGAGGACTCCCAGAACGCCCTACAGTACCTACAGACGGTTGCAGCCTCAGAGCCAGGTGAACTGTTCATTGACAAAGAAGGAAAGATTACCTTCCGAGACAGGACTAACTACCCTACTTCTGACACAGTTGTCTACCTAGGCGGTACGGGAATTCCATTCCAGAATGTCGGTGTCGTTTATGGATCTGAGAACCTCTACAACGAGATTCAGATTTCACGCTTAGGTGGTGGAACAGCGGTTGCAGCCGACCTAGACTCACAGAACAGCTACGGTATCAAGAACCTGACTATTGACGGGCTCTTGATGAACAGCGATGACCAAGCCGTAGAACTTGCTCTTGTGTATGCACAACGCTTCTCACAGCCTGAGTACCACTTCGACAGCGTAGAGATAAACCTCAACAAGCTGTCTGAGGGCGAGCTGACAAGCGTACTTGGCATGGACATTGACTCTCTTTGTCGTATTGAGTTCACGCCTAACGGCATAGGTGACCCAATCGTCAGATTCACTAAGGTCATCTCTATTGACCACACGGTAAACCCAACATCACACTATGTGACACTAGGGTTCCAGGCACTCGACTACACAGCGCTCATTCTCGACGACGCTGCGTTTGGTAAACTAGATTCAGGCGTTTTGAGCTGGTAAGGAAATCATGGCAGGTTTAGGTAGAAAAGTCTTCACAGCAGGTGAAGTCCTAACAGCAGCAAATGTGAACGGCTATCTGATGGATCAGACCGTTATGGTGTTTGCTGATTCAACAGCTCGTTCTTCAGCAATCGGCACTCCGAGCGCCGGTATGGTTTCCTACCTTGCCGACACTTCAACTCTTCAGGTCTACGGAACTGCATGGGCAGATGTTAGCTCTCCAGGCGACATCACTTCTGTAACCGCAGGCGTAGGTCTAACCGGAGGCGGATCTTCAGGCGATGTAACCCTGAATGTAGAAACTACTCTCACCAGCTCAACTGCTACGGCTTACACCCTCCAGGCAAGTGACTACGGAACCTACCTGCAATTCACAAACGCAGCAACAATCACCGTATCAACAGCCACAGCGTTCACCGCTGGGCAACAGGTACAAATCTTTGCAGACGGAACAGCACTCTCAATCGTTAGTGACGGCGTGACCCTTGCAGGTGCAGGAACCGCAGGAACCGCAGTCACATTCACAGTAGGCGCACAATACGAAGCGGTAGGCATTGTAAGCATGGGTTCTAACTCATACCGCATTATCGGTAATGTTACGGGAGCATAATGCTTCTCGCAGGACTTCTATCCGCACAGTTTCAGGGCGCAGTAGCAGGTGGTAGCTATGACTTGCTTGCAACTGAGATTCTGACTAGCTCACAGGCATCTGTAACTTTCAGCTCGCTAGACAGCTACGCTGCTGATTATCAGCACTTGCAGATTAGGGCAGTTGCAAGAAGCGCTTCTGCGACATCAGGTAATGGGCCACTATGGTTACGATTTAATTCAGATAGTGGAAACAATTATGCTTGGCACAGACTATTAGCAACGGGAACTCAAGTTCAATCACAAGCTTCAACCAGCACTAATCAAATACTAGCGGGCTTAACTGAATTAAACAATAACGCTGCCAATGCTTTTTCTCCAAGCGTGATAGAGCTTTTAGATGTATTTAGCACATCAAAAAATAAGACAATCAGGGCATTATCTAGTGCTTCACAATTACAATTAGCCTCGGGTTTATGGCTAAATACAAACGCAGTAAGTTCTTTAACATTTACAACCGAAAGCAACTTCGCTCAATACTCCCGATTCTCCCTTTACGGATTGAGGTCAAGCTAATGACTACTTATTCACCCGCAGTCAATACCTATACGGCTATAGAAACTATTACCCTTACTGCTGCTACCTCACAGGTGTCGTTCTATGATTTGCCGCAGACTTACAGGGATTTGATTTTGGTTGTAGAAGCCTCTACAACTGAAACTGGCGTAACATTTGACATTCAGTTAAATGGCGATACTGGTTCAAATTACACCGCAGTAGAAATGGGTGGCAGAAATAATGGAACCTATAGTGCGACAAATTCCGATGCGTTTTTTAGAATACTTGGAAACACTTTTAACACGACACCATTTCAAACGACCATGCAACTAATGGACTATTCTGCAACGGATAAGCATAAAACCGCTTTAGTTAGAGCAAGCTCTTATGACGCATCACTGAGCTCTTACTTAGTAAAAGCTTATGCTGCAAGATGGGCCAATACTTCAGCAGTAACTAGCATTAGCCTCTATTCACTCTATAATTCTCGGAGTTTCGCAATCGGTTCAACCTTCTCGATTTACGGCATCAAGGCATAGGGTATAGACATGGAAGTAATCTCTCACTATGAAGTAGGTGCTGGTGGAGCATCTAGCATTACATTCAGCGACATCCCTCAAGAGGGTTATACAGATTTGTATTTGGTAACATCGCTTAGAACATCTAAAAATGATTCAGTTGATACTGGGCTAATTCGATTCAACGGAAGTAGCTCAAACTTTACAAACAGAAGCTTGATTGGTGCACAAACTAGCGTTTTTAGCGCAGACTATACGACATCAAGACAAATCAACTCAGTAGATGCTGCAACTTCTACTTCAAACACCTTTTCAAGTCACGCAATCTACATTCCGAATTACACTTCAAGCAACTACAAGTCTTTTAGTGCTGAAGGTGCAACTGAAACTAACAGCGGATACAACGAGCTTGGCATCATGGCAAACTTGTGGAGCGTTACAGACCCAATAACTAGCATCACTATTGATTCAAGCACCGACTTCGTTCAATACTCGTCTGCAACTTTGTATGGAGTGAAATCCACGGCAGGTACGGGAACTCCAAAGGCTACTGGTGGTGCGATCAGCTATGTAGATGGATACTGGGTTCACAAGTTCACAGCTTCGGGAACCTTTACCCCTACTGAGAACCTCTCGAATGTCGAGTATTTGGTTGTCGCTGGTGGTGGCGGTGGTGGTAAAGGATTGGATTACCCCGTAAACAACTCAACTGGTGGTGGTGGTGCAGGTGGCTACCGCTCGTCAGTAACAGGTGAATCTTCTGGTGGCGGTGCATCTGCCGAAAGCAAGCTATCACTAACTTCTGGAACTGGCTATACAGTTACAGTTGGTGCAGGTGGTTCTGGTGGTGCTTTGCTTAGCTCAGGTTCTAATGGGTCTGACTCGGTATTTGGTTCAATTACTTCAATCGGCGGCGGCGGTGGCGCACCAGGCGAGTCTGGAACTCACAATGGTTCTTCTGGTGGCTCTGGTGGTGGTAGCGCAGGTTCAGGTGGAACTGGTGGTGCTGGAACTACCAATCAGGGATACGCTGGTTATACTTCCTCTGGTGGCTTTGATGGCGCTGGTGGTGGTGGTGCAGCCGAAGTTGGCAATACTGATGGTTTAAGACAAGGTGGAGATGGTTTAGCATCTTCCATAACTGGAACTTCGACCTATTATGCTGGCGGTGGTGGGTCTGGAACTTATGCCAATACTGGTGGCGCTGGCGGTCTTGGTGGTGGCGGAGTAGGCTCAACCGACTCTGGAAATGCTGGTGCTGGAACTGCTAATACTGGTGGCGGTGGTGGTGGTCTAGGATGTTCTGCTGGCGGTTCTTCTGGCGCTGCTGGTGCAGGTGGTTCGGGTATCGTGATTGTGAGGTATGCAGCATAATGGCACATTTCGCTGAATTAAACGAAAACAACATTGTTCTACGAGTCCTAGTAACTGATAACGATTTCCCTAACGAGGGCTACGACTGGTTGGTCGAGAACTTGGGCGGAACATGGGTGCAGACAAGCTACAACGCAACTATCCGTAAGAACTTTGCAGGTGTCGGATTCACTTACGATTCCGAGCGTGATGCCTTCATTGCACCTCAACCATTCCCTAGCTGGATTCTTGACGAGGACACTTGCAGGTGGATACCACCAGTTGAATACCCGACAGATGGTAAAATCTACTCATGGGATGAAGACTCCCTTTCATGGACTGAGGTAACAGAATGAGCGTTCCAACGAAAATTGTGATTGACTGCGCCGCAGGTACAAGGAAAGAAATTCCACTTTCCGCAGAAGAGATTGCTGAGCGTGAGGCACTTGCAGCTCAAGCAGAACTAGACCGCATCGCTCAGGAAGAAGCTGCTCAGGCACTTGCAGACTTGAAGGCAAGCGCAAAGGCAAAGCTGATCTCTGGACTTCCTTTGACGGCTGAGGAAGCCGACACCCTCGTCCTGTAAACTAGACAAGTGGCAGAAGAAACAAGCGGCGTACGCATTACCCAGGCTCAGGTCTACGAGAAGCTACTGGAAATCAACAGCGTACAAATTGAGATGGTTGCAGAGATCCGAGGATTGAAGCATCTACCTGAGAAGGTGTCAGAACTTGACAATAGACTCGGCAAGGTAGAACTCATTGCAA